GTCAAGAAGGTTGGCGAGAGATCCCTTACGGGTGTGTCGAATCAACGTTCTTGTAGCAGTCTGTCCAATTGTAGACAGACCGCCGGGTAACGCCACGGACTATACTTCGTGATGAAGCATAGACCGTGAATACCGAGCCTTGTGAAGCAAGTTTTACTGGCAATCGATGCTCTCGGAAATGAGAGCCCGGGTTCTCCCCGGATAAAGATGCCATGAGCTTTCGGAACAGAAAATCTGGTCCTGCTGCCCTCTTCAACCTTGCAGTCAGAGCTGGGAACTCATACTTCCACATAGTCTTCGGATGAACCGATGGACTCGATGGAGGTACCTCACAGTGCCAGTAGGTGTCGAATTCCTCGTCACTTATGGGACCTTTGCAGTGTCTAAACTGCTCTGGGACCCACTTGAGATAAAGGTCATCAACTGCCTGGCACGCGTCGTAGTAGTAATGCTGCTTCAGCCACCGCGTAATGCGATTTCTGTCACAGAAAACTTCTGCGATAGTTCGTGGCTCCTTCTTTAAGGAAACCGGCCTTACATTGCGTCCGTGATACCAATCAGTACCACAACTCTCTTTAACACCTGGTCGTGAGAACGACTTTTCAGTGTTAACTGAGAATCCTGCACACTCTAAGTAAGCACATAGCGGTTTATAGACAGTCTCGGGCACGATAATATCGTCGCCAAAAACTGAAACTATATCTCGCGGATAGTGCCCCATAAAGTGCTTGCAAACACCAAAAACAAGTGATGCAAACAGCAGGGACTCTATTGCAAACGTTCCTCCATTGCCCATCGAGCTCAACTTGCTATAACGCAAAGTTGAACCGTCAGGTAGAACGCCTTTCGGCGAGCGGAGGTCGCACAAATACCTGTACCACTGTGTGGGCAGGAGAAGTTTAGCAATGCGGAGCGATATAGTGTCGCTTGCAGAGCTCAGGTCAATCGTACACGGCGATAAATCGCTGTTATCGACGGACCCCTTCTGTGCGAGAACCTGGTTCTTGATTTGTGAATCAAGGTTTACGCCCCCTCTTTTCAGACGGCGGCGCACATAGCCATCAACTCCTAATTGGAGCATCAGGTTCATGTCAGGTTCTATTGCAATTGGACGATCTTTTCGAGCGTCCTTCGGTACAGTTGTGATCTTATTGCCAGGTACTATATTTAAAACCGAACGCCAGAAGGCGTCCCGGTCCAAAATACACCATGCTGGAATATTCTCACGTTGGCGATATGAAGCCTCAAGGGCTCCGAGCCAACGCTCATCTGAGAGGATGAGCAACTTTGCGTGTTTAACACAACCAGCAGTAACGTCGTACGGCCAATCAGCATACTTATAGTAGCTGTTGGTTTTTCCGTGGGACGTACTGGTAGAAGCGCCCGGCCCATGTCGAGCCGCTTTGGTCAGTTCGGAGTGAGCCGGTAGTATATCACCCAAGACGCGTGCACAGAAGTGCCGCGCATTGGAGAATACTGGATGAGTCATATCGCATGACTTATACTTGTGCGTGTTAAATTCACTGCACACCTTCTCTCCGGAGATAACAATGTCGATAGCTCGTTGCTTTCTCAAGGCAACATCACCGTCGAATTGATATTTCTTAACTAGACCTGCCAGTAACAGCTTAGTCTCTACATTACATAGAGGTTCAGCAGGACGAAGCAGAGATATACTCTGTAGACTCCACTCGTTCCCCAACTCGGTGAGATCATCGACCGACCGGGCACGTATTATACGCGCCAGACGGTCTTGACCACCAGGTTCGGTGTACTGACCTAATACGCTATTGAGCGTATTCAGGACCTGCCATGGGTAATCCCGGGGCAGGCGCACCTCTTGCTTTCGCAAGGGGCGTGACTTGCGGTTTTTCCGCTGGACGTGGCTACATTTCATAGCTTACTCCTCTCTAGTGCAAAGAACAATTACTTACTTCGGCGTGAACTACGCCAGTTGTAGTAAAGCTCGTATGCAAAATATAATAACTTAAGTAATTTCATTAAATTACCAGGTTATCAGTGAGAGGGCCCATAACGTCACGGTTTCGCAAAAATGCGATTGCCGTTTCGAGGGCTTCCAGGGTTTCTTCCGCAGTAACGCCGCGCGGTGTTGAGGTATTAACCTCAATAATTTGCGGGAGAATAATTTCCCCGCTTCCCGAAGCATTCGTAACGGCACGATCGATCGTGACCTTTACCCTTGCTTTATCAGAACCGCG